GTAATATCACTTTTAGATGAAATCACAACTTCATCTAATGTCTCACCATTTAACCACACTTGTTCTTCCTTTGTCAACTCGATAGGTGGCATAACTTTCACCATCTCCATCCCCCGATGAGACACGTAATATCTACAAATGTTCTGAGTTGGATAGTCTATTCCCTTTTCATCAACTAATACCAACTTACTACTTCTTGGTACTTTAGTACGAAGCATGAAATCAAACTTCTCCTTGTGGTTACGGATGAACTCTTCAGGATCTATTCCCTCTACAAAGTATTTCTCTGCTGCCATCCTAACTACAAGATTGGATTGGTTCTTGTGGTGAGGTAGATTCTCATACTCATAAGCACCTTTGTTCTTTAAACTACCATCAGTTTTTACAGCAATATATGAGTTCACATCCCTTATTACCATTTTAGAGTAGTCGCATCGTTCCAATTCCAGTTTAGTTGTATTCTGCCACCACTCAACTATATTACGGACTTCAATATCTTGTGAGCGCTTACGTTTGAATGTTAAACCATCCGTATTGCACTGGATGATCTTCATTCCGTCAAGCTTTAACAATTGTTCTACGATCATACACAACGACAGTTGTCCATTCACAGTAATCATCATTGTAAACTTTGGGTCATAGAATGGACTGTACATGTTATTACTGTTTCCATACGTACCGTTTAGCGCCAACTTCAACATATCATTCTCTGCTGTTTTCTTACCAAAGGTTTGACGCAAATTATACAAGTATTCATACACCTCACAAAACTTCTCAGACAAGTGTTCTGGGTATATCTTATTCTTAATAGCCAGATTAGGATAGAAAGAACTCACGTCCTCATCCTCAACAATGTATTCATCATCCGATTCGATTATTTCTTTTGTAAGACTAGCGTGTATCCCTCCTGTACCGAACACATAACATAGGCCATCAATAACCACATTTAATGACTCAGCTTGTTTCCAACAAAGGTAGTATGATTTCTTGAACCCACCTCCATCTTTCTTCGGTAGCTTAGCTTTTAGTTCTATCTCCTCTACCCAACACAAAGGTTTAGTTTTCTTAAACTCAAATACTTCGTCATTTGTTGGTTTTGTTTTAAGTTTTTCACGCTTAACTACCATCTCTGCATACTTAGCAACATCACCAAGATCGTGCTCCATGATATCACTGAATACCCCTTTAGTTTCAGTAATGCGTTGTTTCTTGAACCACTCCAATACTGCGTTAAACTCCGGTCTTTCAAATTTAACATAAGGGAATACACATTCGTCTAAGTCAATAAAACTACGTTTAGTTTGGTTAACTTTTCCACCATGATAACACTGTACTCCACTCTTCTCTAGTTCCATTATGAAGTATTCAGAGCCGATTTTGGTGTCATTCCAGTTGATTGCGTTCAATCCATATTGGTTTAACAGGTTTTCCCTAAACCTGAGTTGTTTCGTACTCGCTTCATGGAACTTGATTGTTTCCTTAACATCGTGAATGTTGTATTTCACAAGAGTATCCATTTCAGCATTAGTCAAATATTTACCAACAGGAAAAGGTAAATCCTCGATATTTGGTGAACGACTATTATATTCAATCATCTTCAAAGATGTAGCCTTTGCATTATTATCGAAATGGTGAATTTTATAAAGATCAATCTGTGATATTAGTACATCTTTATCTTTTACAACAAACCTCCACTTATCGTCAGTGTACCCAGACTGAATCACCTTCGTAGCGTGTTCGTAGAGTTCTTTTGCGTTCATTGTCTTATTCTTTAGCAACTGATGCAATACTGGATAATCAAAACCAATATTATTAAACCCTATGAGTCTACCGTCGTTCTTGTAAATATCACGAAGATAATTGAACATTTCACTACGCTGATCTTTACGTGTTGAGATTTCAAATACTTTAATTTTCCTTTCTGCCAAATCAGCAATACAACAAAGAAAGCAGTTTGGGTAAGTCTCAAGGTCATACACATAATCTTTCACTAATATCTCCTTAGTATGTTGTTTCAATTACCCCCTGATCATCGTATTCAGACAAAGGAGGTTCTTCTTGGGTTAATTGTTCAGGTTGTACATAGTTAGGGTTCTCTTGTCGCGGTTGACTGAAAAAATCAATCTTGTCGTGATGCTGCCTAGTTGCGCTATCATAGTACAGTTCTAGTACTAACCCAGTAGTACCCCCCCGAACCTTTGGGGCACTCAAGTACATAGTATTTCGTTCTATAGTATCTTCAGCCATCTTGTCTCGGTTTAATACCCAGTTAAAGTCAGCAGACTGTACGAAAGTTGAACTACCTAAAGCATCGTATTCAGTTACAAAGTTAAGCTTCCCGTCCTTATTAGTAGTGGGTTTACGAGTGTGTAGTACATTGAGTATCTTCCATCCTTCTTTCTTCTGTTGCTTCTGCCACATCATGTGGTTCTCTTGAGCGTCTAACCCCATAGATCGCAATATATCAGTTAATGGGTCTATGATAAACAAGTCAGTGTCGTACTGTGCAGCGGCGGATTGCATCTTATTCTGTAGTACTTCAAGCTTACCGTCGCGTTCATCGATAACATAAAATCTCTTCTTACCATACTCATCAACCAGAAAGTTGTCAACCAAGTCCTTGACTTCTGGTAAATCTAAGTAATCAACAGCGTCTTGCCCTTCTTTGAACCAAGTTAAGTTCTTCTTTAAATATATTGAAAGTAAATCAGCAACAAACTCACCTGCTGTACGTTCAATTGATACGATGATTGGCGTTACCCCCTCGTTAGGTATCCAGAAGTTTAATAATGTATCGGTTACAAAGGTCTTACCAACTGAAGTATCGGCTATTATATTCCCAATAAACCCCGAACTCTTTAGACCACCTCTGTGCGCTTCCTGCAAGCGATGTAGATGGGGCGGTAGCGGAATCTTGGGTGCAAGCAAAAACTCCTTAACTTCGTCGTAAGCTACCGTGGAGTCCTTTATACCAGAACTAACTACTTCCTTAGCGTTGTAGAAATCACGAATGAACTGCTTACTTAACCCATCAAGTAGCATTTTGTTTGGGTCTTTACCTGTCCATTTCACCACCTTCACTTTATGCTTAGGTAACACCTTGATACATTCTTCGGTAGCCTTAATTCCTGCTTTATCGTTATCTAAACCAATCAATATGAACTCATACTGATCTAAGAACTCATAATTAGCAGCACATTCGTTGGCTACACTTCCTTCACCGTTACGTGGCCCAACTACGTCACACAACTTCAAATCACCTTGGTTTCGACTACGTTGATAATCGACAAACATTTGATGAGACGCAGCTATGTCTTCTTCACCACCAACAATCAATACAAACTTACCACCACCTGAACACTTGAACTGTCCCGATAGTTGTCCTGTCTTACCAGCAGATTGACCTATATGTAAATCATGTTTGAAATCTTTGGGTGTTACCCGACACTTTAAACGAGTAATTGCCCCATCACTATTTGTTTCAGGGTAATATCGTCGAGTTACTTTGCCACCTTCCACCTTGGATCGGTATTTGAAATACTCATCAGTTTCCTTACGAATGCCCCTGAACATTATGTCTTGGTATACAGTATTCGCTGCCAACTCCTTTAATACTTCAATAGGGAGTGATTCTACTTTTACAGTTTTCTTATCAACTCTCTTCTTTTCATCATCATTAGATAATTCTAACTTCCCACCAATGATCGCCTCAATATAAGTTACTGTATCCTTGAATGACTTATCAGGATCCATACCTCTAACAAAATCAATACTGTCTCCACCAGCACCGCAACCATAACAGTAGAAGCTATTTGTATCTTCATAAACATTGAGCGACGGGGTATCCTCTTTGTGGAAAGGACACATCACTTTGTTTCCAGATACGTCCAAACCATACGACTCTATTACTTTTCTAATATCACTCATCTAACCCTCCTCCACATAACCTACGTAAGTAATAAATTCTCTACCCAACACACCATTGCACATATCCTTAACTTCTTCCCAATTACCTCCAGCAAGACCACAGCACATTTTATATGGGATTATATATCGGGATTTGTTTGGCAACAACTTAACGTTAACTAAGCATTTGAATAACATGGCATAATCAACATACCTCCTACCATCCCTCCCATAAAACTCTTGAGCACACATATTAGC